TCTTTACTGCCCGTGCTTCTTCTTTAAACTGCCTAAACGTCTTCATTTGTTTCTCCGTTTTCTACTTCAGACTCTTCTGCAGGCTCTTCTACTTCTACTTCAGGCTCTGCTTCTAGTCCCATTTTTTGCATTTCACTATTATTGAATACTCCATTTGCAATTTCAGCTTTTCGATCTGCTAGTACATTACCGACTCGCTGTCCCATTGCAATATTAAAATCATCTGCGGCACCTGTTGTGTCGCCAGATGCCATCTTGTCCATCATTGCACGAACAATATCTTGTGCGTCTGCTTGGTCATTCACTTCAACTTCAATATCTGACATAATTATTCTCCATCTGTCTGTTCTTCTTCAGCACCACCTTGCGACATTGCAATTTGATGTTGTCGATCTCTTTCTGCTTCTGCGGCGTCACCAACAAGGTGATCATCTTTATCAGCACCTGAAATTTCTGCATCAATTTCAGAAATCTCTTCATCAGTAAGACGTAAGATATTTTTCTGTACATATCTCTTACTGTATAGTTGTCCCATAAATGGTGCAACACCGTTAAGCACTTCAATTCTACTACGGAGAATCTCTTGCTCTTTGGATTCTGTATAGTAGACATCACTTGCAAATTCATAATGCAAGTCTTCTTTAATTTCTATCCAATCTTGCTCAGTTATAATACCTTTGAGAACAAGTTGTGTCTTTAATAAATCATGGAAAATTCCTGAGAATCTTCTTCTTAACTTAGAAATGAACTTGGTAAATTTAAGTTCATCTCTTGTAATCTCTGCCGATCTACCAAAATTTAATCCAGATTGCTGTTCTAATCTAGATAGTGGTACATTTAGTGCTTGATAAAGTTTGCGTTGAAAATACTCAACGTCTTCAATCTGTCCTAAGTTTGCACCACCAGGCAATGTTTGAATCTCTGTCCCTCTGCCACCTTCTTTTCTTGGTAGCCAGAAATCTTCAAGCATTGACATAAACTTTTTATCATCTCTGATCTCGCCTGTACCAGCATCATATACTAGTTTATTACGATATCTTTCCATAATATCTTTTAGATACTGTTCTGCTTTACCAGTAGGTAAATTGCCAACATCAATATAAAAGATTCGCCTTTCTGGTGCTCTAGTAATACGATAAATTACTACAGCATTTTCCATCATTCTAAGTTGGTTTGCTGGTCGTATTGCTTTGTGCATATACGATATTGGGATTTGTTTATCCTGGTCCATCAAACCCGAAGTACAATATGTAATAGCATCTTTGGTAATTTTCACTGCCTTATCTTGGGCATTACCTGCTTTATACTGTCCAGACTTAGTGGCTAGTCCTTTATCATCAAATATAAAATGCTCATCGATGTCCGTAATAACTGAAACACCATTTGCATCTTTTTCTTTCTTTACTTTCCTTACTTTCTTGATCTTTCTAGGATCAATGTATCTTACATCTTTGATACCTTCTTTTGATTTTGCAGTATCAATTACTTTATGAAAGTAAATTCTTCCGTCAACATACCAACGTCTAAAATAATCTTGCGCTTTGTCGTTGAAATTCATCAATGAAATGATGTTATCAAACTCAGCTTGGATGGCTTTCTTCACTGTAGCAGACTGTTTAAGCGAATCAACATTTAATGTTAACGGCTTTTCATCGTCCATATTAGAAATAGTATCATTAATAATATCTTCAATAGCAGAATCAACATCTGCCATCATTGATATATCGCGGTACCTTTTAATAAGTTCCGCTTCATTGTTTGCTACACCTTCTACATCAAAGTATGTACCAAAATAACCACCTGCCTGAATACTTTCCAGGGCTCCATCAGAATCTGGCGCTACGAAAGATTTCTCTGTCTTAGGCGCCTTTTTCCTGTTAATCTCAAATCCAAATAATTCCATGTTATAATAATCCTATGTCCAATTAGCTTACATCGTAATGCATATATTGGAACGTCACTGTAAATTCTTCAAAAATATCATTCTGTGCATATTGTAATGCAATTTCTGACATCTGAATTGGAAAAGCATTTCGTAGTGTATAAGTACCACCAGATAATACTTCGTCATTTCTGTCAAGATGCTCAACAACCAAGTCAGACTGATAGTCTCTTGGAGTAAGTACACCTTCGTTTGTTTCACGATCATTAAGACCGTTCATCCATGTTTCGAATGGTTTACGTAAAGAGAAGTTTGAATCATTAACAACTGTAATTGTCCATGGATCAAAGATTCTTTCACCAGCCATTTTAATTTCACGACCTCTATACTGAATGATCGCGGGGTTTACGTTTGATGCGGGCAGTGCGGCGCCTGTTACCAGTAAGCTATACGATGGATCAACTCCTGGTACGTAGCTTGGAAAAGCAAGAGAAACCCGAAACTGGTTTGGTCTAGCTCCACCAGCGCCTAGCCTCGCTTTAAATTCTTCAATATTCATTTAATTTATCTCCTAGTTGAATATGATTATTTATAATGGGTTAGGCACCAAGTTCTTCAAAAGAGATACCTGTACGAGTAGCGACAAAGGTCAACGTAATAAAGTTGATAGACTTTGCAGGCTTGACAAAGATATCTGCTCTGAATTCATTTGAATCTATTGTCTCAGCAGTATTGTTTGTTTCGTCACAAACTACTCTGAAGTCATAGATACCTCTTCTGCCTTGTACATCACGCAAGAACGGTTCTACTAGTGACCTAAATTGCGCTCTTGTGAAAGCGTCATTAAAGTCAAAGAGTTGGAACTTAGCGGCTGTTGCTACTGCCTTTTCTAGGACAATAAACAATCTACGTACATTAATTCTATTAAATGCAGAAGGCTTGTCTAACAAAGTTTTATCTCCGAAGAGAACGATGCCGTTACCAGGGAATCCAACAACTGGGTTGATACCTTGACGATACAATTCATCTCTTTCAGTCTTTTTAGGAGAGAATGCGAGTTTAACAGCATTCTTGATTACACCGCGATTATAACCAGCAGGTGAGAACCAAGGATCGTTTTGATTATCTGCGACAACACAAGCACCAGCTACGTCACCATTTAGAGGTACATAGACATACTGATCGTTGTACTTGTCGTACATATATTTCCAACCACTATCCATCACTGCGAATGAACTTCTAGTTAAAGAACCTCTGTCAGTGACAATTGCAGTTACTTCTGATCCAGAATTGTTTACAACTGAATCTCTTTCAGGTGAAACAAATACCATACAGTCTTTTCTAACTTCTGCAACATTATCGATTATATAATCTGCTACTGTGAGTGCGTGTGCGGATGTCATGATTAATGAAACATCAAGCAACTCATCGTTATCAAACATTAGATAACCAGATTGTAAGTCAGCACTAGCAGGGCCAGCATCTACTGCACCAGCAAGTGAAGTCTCGTCAGCGGTAGTTAATGTATCAAATCCAACATTACCAGCACCAGTTGTACCCCAATCTGAAGCACCAGTTGGATTATCCATTACCCAAACATACTTTGATCTTTGGTTAACAACATTTTTCCAATAGTTAGACTGGTTAACATCATCTTTAGCGTCAGATGCTTTAGATACTCCTGGGAATTTTTCAAGAATAGTTCCTGCAATACCAGTAATAGCACCATCTTCATCGACTACGATGATGTGAAGTTCGTCAACTGAAGTTCCTGCATTAGCACCCCATGAGGTAGTAATTGGTGTACTATCAAACTGACCAGCATAAGTCCAAGCAGTAGATAGGGTTGCTGTTGCTGTTGCACCAGTACCTCCACCACCAGAAATCGTAACAGTTGGTGCTGAAGTATATCCTACTCCACCAAAAACAACTACAATTGCATTGACTGCATCACCAGAAATTGTTGCGGTTGCTGTTGCAATCGTACTACCGGTGTCTGGGTTTGCAATGGTAACAGTTGGCGCTGAAGTAAATCCTGATCCACCTGCTGTAACTGCAATGCTTGCAACTGAAGTGGCTGTAAAAGATGTTAAATCTGCCATTGAGACTTTAAGTGAGTTGCCTAATGTACCAGGATATTTGGCTGCCCAAACTCCTACACTAGCTTCATTATTTCCATATGATGCTTCATACGTATCTCTATTTTTAATTAAGATACCAGCACCATCAGCAGTGGCATTTCTTGCGGCACTTCCGACTTCTCTTACTGTTAAACAATTAGATCCATATGCCAAAAATGAAGAAGCAGTCATGAAATCTAAGAAATTACTTGTTGTTGGTTTCCCAAACAAACTTACTAAATTATTTTCAGAGTCTACGTTTTGTATCTGATGGGCAGGACCCCAACTAAAGTCTCCTACAATCGCACCAATCGTGGTTGCAACTGCGGGAACAACATTAGTCAAGTCTTGTTCTCTGACCTGAACTCCTGGTGATAGCTGAAAAGCCATGTTATTCTCCTCGATGTTAAATTACGGTTATCGTATAATGTTCCTTGAATTATTTATAATAATCCATATTTCTCTTTCTCGTCTGCCCACATCCATACATCACCACTTGCTATAAATACTTCTTCTTTCTGACCATCATCGATAATACCGAATGGAGTTAAATCTTTTTCTATTGTTCTCATTTCAGAGTTGTAAAGATTGTCTCTCATATCAACGTTAGTTAAGTCTTTAAAAAATGTATTCGTACTGAGCCATGCAAATAACACCAAGGTCATGGCTAAATCATCGTTATACCCTTCATCGGCTACAAAGGTACCACTTTTTTCTACAAAAGTAGACATCTCACTAATACAGTCAGCATCAAAAAGTAATAACTTTTGCTCTTCAATGAGTGCTTTTAGTGCAAAACATCCTTGTCGTTTTACTGCTTTTGATGTTCTTACGCCTAAAGTACTTTTCTTGCCGAATCCAGGAGAAACATATTGTTTGTTATTCTCGGAAACTGTACTAAATATATTTTCATATTCTAATTCTTGGTGAAGTATATCTGATACTTGCTGTCCAATATCATTTGTTTCTATCAAAACATATGCATTGTTGTAATCAGACGCAACTTTACCAATAATATTTGGATAAAGTAGGGGTGAAATTTTATTATTTCTATACTTACCCACTACCTTAAAAGGCATTTCTGTTATATCTAATAATGTAAATGCGGAATAGTCTCCACCAATACCTCTAGAGGTGTCCACTACTACAACATAGTATTTATTTTCTTTTGGTTCTTCATATATATCTAACCCATCTTTTGTGTAGATTGGATCATATGAAGACATCATTCCTAATGCTTTACCACTTATTAATGTGTTAGATGAACCAAGAAAATCACATAAAACTTCTTGATTAAACTTCAATTCTCCCAGTAGTTTAAATTGTTCTTCTGCCCATTGCTCATCTCTTCCTGGTATCTCTGCATATGGTATAAACATACTCTCAAATCCATTTAATCCTTTCTTAGATTCATTCCAGAATTTCCAGAAGTGATTGTATCCAAGTGGGGTAGAAGTGAGTAGAATCTTTGTAGTTTCACCAGCAGAAATAGTAGGATAGACTGAAGTAAAAAATTCATCTGCTACATTGTTTGGTATAATGGCAGCCTCATCAATGTACAACCAGTTTACAGATTTACCACGAATACCAGAAGCTGTTGTGGCGGCAGTAAATACTACTGAACCATTCTCTAAATCTACGTTACCTTTATTCCAAGTCTTAACACCCTGTTGCATCCATATAGGTAGATGTTCATACATAATTTGATAACGAGATAGAACTTCTCGGGCAGCCGCGGTCTTGTTTGCCATGATAGCAATTGTTTTACTATCATTAAATATACTATAATGTAATATACAGGCTGCGGCTGTAATTGTTTTACCTTGCTGTCTGCCTTCCATGAGAATAGCTTTGCGCTCTTTCATGATAAACTCTACTTTTCTTTTTTGACAATCGTAAAGTTTAAATGGCTGTAAGCCTTGGTCCAAAGTTACTATCTGACAGTAAGTTTCGATGAAATAAATCACATCATCTTTACATTTCAAATACTCTTCAATTTGTTCTTGAGTAAAATCATGTTGATACCCTACCGGCTTTAGATTTGGATTGCCGTGATATGAGGTTTCAATCTGCGTCATTCTCTACCGCTTTCTCTTGCTGTTTATTAATCATTTTAAGAAGATCAGAAGTACTGCCAACAAAAAGATTATTATTAGTAACATTACTAGCATCAATGTTACCATTTACTTTGTCAATTTTTTGTTTCTTTTCTTGTACTTCCATGATATCTTTAGCACCCTCAGCCATTGATTTGATAAGTTGACCCGCAACTTCAAATGCCCTAGGATTGTCACTGTTCTGTGCTATACCTAAAATACCTTGTATAGCTTCTTCATTATAAGACATCGATCTTTTAAGTGCCTGTCTGGCTTCTTCAAAGTCACCCTCAACACTATCTTCTGAGTCTGTAATAATAGCAGGAGTTTTTGGTTCATCTGTTTTAGTCTGGGTAACTTGAAAAGTTTTATCCAGAGCATCGAATACTTTGTTTACCATTATTTAAATTCCTGTTCAAACTCTTCCACAAATCTATATGCATCTGCTGGTCCAGGGAATTCTTGATATCCTTCTGGTGCTTCAATATCTACTGTGGGAGCAGTACTATAACCAGAACCACCATTAGTTACTGTTATAGATTCAATTTTACCATCTGTTCCTAATACGGCTTCAGCCCTGGCATTGCCAGTTGAGAATGTAACATTTGGTGCGTAAGTATATTTATCACCACTATATACCAAATTAACAGCATTCACTGCATCACCTGAAATCGTTGCGGTTGCTGTTGCTTTAACATTTTCTACAGAATAAGTTTGTTTTACATATTCACCCAATAGTTCAGGATTTTGCCAAGTAGACGCAATAACTTTGCGAATCATTCCTTGTGTACCTACAAAGCCATAGTAATTTAATTTCATGGTAAAATTAAAAGACCATATAATACTTTGTCTATCACCTGAATACGAACCTTCGTATTGATCTTCGTATGTAATGCTGTCCAATATAATTTTAATATCTCTTTTAATACCCATTTCAGGTAAATCATTTACAGTTACATTAAAGTCTGGATTAAAATGTGGCATTATCTGTTCTGCAATTTGTAAAGCATCTTCTTGATTCTTTGCAAAAGAATACAGAGTTATATTTAAATCGTATGGGGTCGATACAAAACTAGTTCTAGCAGTAAGAGTGCTGTCTGTATGCAATGCAACATTCTTATTGATTGGAGAAATCTTTCTATTAGGATCGTATGCGATACCAGTAATCTCAAATCCCATTCTAGGTAATGTTATTGCAACTTCACCCCTAGATTCAACATCTGGAATAGCCGCTATTCTAGACAGAAATTTTTGTTTTGGTGAGTACGCAAGAGGTACTCTTAATGACTGTGCTATTTCACCAGCAGAGTTTTTTCTTTCAACCTGTATGTTACTAAAGATTGTACCAAATGCAATAATAGCTTTCTTTGTAGTCGAGTGATAAAATTGTTTATCTTTAAACATTAGCCTACCTCACCAAATGGATTTACTTCAGTGAAGTCTAGTATATCACTGAAGTTCATAAAGTCTGCATTATCTGTATTTGCATTGGTCTTATTAGTTGCGTAGTCTTCTTTAATAAGTGCGTCACGGGTTTCCGTTAGTAGATTATCACCAGTCTCAGTCTTCAACTGATACAAGAATGTATCTAGTGAATTATTATCTTCAATAATATCTATATCAGTATTGCCCGTATCAAGTGCTTCTGAACTGTATTCGAACAACTCACACTGCAATCTAAATACGTATATCTTTCCTAGTTGGTAAAATGGATTTTGAAACTCTACAAATTTAATTTCAAATAGTGATCCTGTCTTAGCAAAATACAGCAAGTCTCCTTCTGCAGGTCTTGCTTCTAACTGAAAAGTACCACCAGAAGTGTCTACTAAATCTTCCCATCGTTTCTTGGCTAAAACAAAGGTTGCAGAATCTCTTATCTCAATACCAAACTTAGAAAATATATCTCCCTC